GACGTATGTTTATTACAGATCAATCAATATCGCAAACATCAGGACAGGTGTACGACTTGAATCAAGGCGATTACACAGAGCAACAAAGTGACAACGAATATATTATATACTAAGCAATGAGCGAAATTAAAATAGTACAGCTACAATCGTATACAGCACCAGAAATAAAAGTTTCTAAACGTGATAACTATGTAACGTATGGTAGTAAAAATAGTTACTTTCAATATCTGATTGACAGATACACAGGAAGTCCGACAAATAACGCTGTTATCAATGGTGTTAGTCAAATGGTATTCGGTAAAGGTTTAGATGCAACAGATAGCAATAAAAAACCAGACGAATATGCACAAGCAGTAACGTTGTTTCATAAAGATTGTATTAGAAAACTAGTATACGATCTAAAGTTAATGGGACAATGTGCAATTCAGGTAATATACAGCAAAGACAGAACGAAAGTTGCACAAATAGAACATATGCCAGTAGAAACGTTGGCTATGGAAAAGTGTAACGACAAAGGAGAGGTAGAAGGGTTTTATTATTGTAGTGATTGGACAAAGATCAAACCGAATCAACAATTAAAACGAATACCTGCGTTTGGTACGTCACAGGAAAACATAGAAATTCTTTATGTACGTCCGTATGTAGCAGGACACTATTATTATAGTCCAGTAGATTATCAAGGAGGTTTGCAATATGCAGAATTAGAGGAGGAGATAAGCAACTATCACTTGAACAATATAATGCAAGGGTTAGCACCTAGTATGTTAGTTAATTTTAACAATGGTGTACCGAACGAAGAAGAACGTGCTAACATAGAACAAAGAATTATACAAAAGTTCTCAGGATCAAGTAATGCAGGTAAGTTCATTTTATCGTTTAACGAAAATCAAGAAAGTGCAGCCGAGATAGTGCCAGTACAGCTTAGTGATGCACACAATCAGTATCAGTTTCTAAGTGACGAGAGTATGCGAAAAATAATGGTGGCACACAGAGTTGTAAGTCCGATGCTGTTAGGTATTAAAGATCAAACAGGTTTAGGAAACAATGCAGAAGAATTAAAAACTGCAAGTACGTTAATGGACAACGTTGTAATACAGCCGTTACAGCATTTAATGATAGACGCTCTTAATAAGATACTAGCTTTTAATAATATCAGCTTAAATCTATATTTTAAAACGTTACAGCCACTAGAATTTATTGACTTAGAAAACGTAGTAACAGACGAGCAACGTGAGGAAGAAACTGGAGAAAAAGTTGAGGAAGAAGTTGAGGTAAGAGTACAAGCAAAGCTAGAACAATTATCAAAAGAAGATAAAGGCGATGTGGATCTAAGCGACGACGAGTATTTAGGTATACTTACTGAACTAACGCCAGACATAGTTACGGACGAATGGGAAGAAGTAACGGCAAGAGAATACAGCGAAGGTAATACTAGCGACGAAGAATGGGCAACCGAGAATATAGAATTAAAGACAAGTTTGCTACAAAAATTTGCAGACGTAATATCAGCTAAGTCAAGTGGCTTTAGTTACTTAGATAAATCGTATTACAAAATACGTTACAGATATGCAGAAAAATATAGAAGTAGTAATACACGTAAATTCTGCAAAGCGATGATGGCGAGAAATCAAGTGTATCGTATAGAAGATATTGATCAAGCATCAGCAAAAGGTGTAAACAGAAAATTTGGACATAAGCAAAAGCCGTATGATCTTTTCAAATTTAAAGGTGGTGTAAATTGTGGACACTACTGGGAGCAGGTATTGTATAGATTAAAGAAAGATACAAACGGAAAGTTTAAAGAAAAGTCCGAAGATATTAAAGATTACGTGGAAACGAACAACATACCTCGATCTTATGTTGCTAAGCCACGTGGATCTCAAAGAGCAGGTAGTGTAGAACGAGATCGAGCAGATAGAGGAGCATACCCAAGTTAAGATATGGCAACAGCATTATTAATTAGCAGAACAGATCTAGTAAAGAATACTATAATAGACGGCAACGTAGACACAAATAAATTTGTGCAGTTTATACGTATTGCTCAGGAAATTCATATTCAAAATTATTTAGGCACGTCGTTACTAGAAGCAATACAAGGAATGATCATATCAGGTACGTTAAACGAAAACGATAATCCTGATTATCATTTTTTAGTAGAAGAATACGTAAAAGATATGTTGATACATTATGCAATGGTAGATTACATTCCATTCGCATCGTATCAGATTCAGAACAAAGGTGTGTTCAAAGCAACATCAGAAAACGGAGAAATACCAGAAAAAGCAGAAATAGATTATTTGATTGAAAGACATAGAAACTTTGCTCAATTTTTTACACGTAGATTTTTAGATTATATGTGTAACAATAGTAGCAAGTACCCTGAGTATTTTAGTCAAGATCAAGAAGATATGTACCCAGATCAAAGTGCAGATTTTACAGGTTGGGTGTTATGATAAGAAAAAGCAAACCAAAACAGAAAAACGTAATTCTGTTAAAGGAATTTTTAAAAAAAATAAAAAATGATTTGGTACACAACAGCAACGCTAGAAGTGGAGATAAATTATGAGTATTAAGCAAACCAGTATGTTATGGGTAAAGCCAGACGGCGAGATACCACCAAGTGGAGATCCTAATCAGGAACAATACTATGGTGCAGCAATAGGTATTAAGCCAGAAGATGTTACGTATGATCCAAGTAATACGACAGACGGAATTATGCACCCTAGATTTCAGACGTCATCACCTCATTGGCAGTATAACGGAACACAATGGGTAAATCTAAATACGTCAACGTACGCACAACGTAACAGACGTCCACAGATAGATTACAGCAACTTTGATGATCCAGATAACCCTTACATATCTATGCAACCTCAAACGCAACAATTAATGCGTGAAACAAGTGATATACGAACAAGCTCTAATTTTAGTGTAAATGGACTTACAGCATTCACAACTACAACAGAGGATCCGTATGGAGATCAAGCTACGTTTTATAGATACACTAGTAGTAACGTAGTACAAGGACAAGAAGCGTATTCAGTTAGTCAAAGTTTAGGATCTCAGTTAGGTGCATATTTGATACAGGCAGGTACGCTAAGCGTGTTCACTAGAAAGCATCTAGATTATGATAATGATGTATGTTTAGGATTAAGATTGCGAGTAATTTTTCCTTCTGATCAAACAGATTATTCGTATGACGTATTTGCTACGTTCGATTACACAACAGAAAGGTTGCGAGTAATTGACGGCACAGATAAATTTCAGTGTTGGGGACACGTAGAAAAATACCCAAATGGTTTTTATAGATTATTTATAAATGCAGGTTGGAATCAAGATGTAACGCTCAAAGCACAATTTCATATATTCAGAGCAAGGTTAGGTGGCGTCACAAATTCAGGTAAACAGGAGTTTGCAGTAACACCAGAAACGTTTTTAAAATACGCTAAGATAAATACATTTTACGCACTGCGTCCACACTCTCCAAATAGTCGAGTATTATTAAGCAAACCTGCGTTTCAAGTTTCAGGATATTTTAATAATGGTGGATATCACACGGCAACGACGGCATCGTATTTAGAAAACACAGGGACGTCAATAGTATCACGTTTACAAACAGGGTTTAGGATTAGTTGGCCGTACAATAAAGGACAGCAACCTGCTTGGTTCTTCGATGTGTATTTTGGTAAAGATGCAGGTGCAAGATCAATGACAGGCAACGCAAGTTTTTGGCAAAGCAATCGTATAACCGAAGTGTCAGAACAGGAGTATAGTGGTTATGCAATAGATAAAGTACAAGGATATAATAGGGTAGTGCATAATAGTGTAGTGGGTTTTAATTCCTCAACAGGTAATTCGTTGCCTAAAGGTGTACAATTAAAATCAGGTAGAAATAAGATATTATTTCAGTCAGGATCTATTTGGGTTAATGGTGTAAAGTATACCAGTGATCTAACACCAAATAAGCCACCTACTAGTTGGGCGTGGCACGATTTCACGTATCAAGGAAATTATTATAAAGAATATAAGCCAGAAACTAGACACTGGTTTAAAGAGATATTAATGTTTGATCGAGTATTGACAGATCAAGAAGCTAAACAATTATTTCAGGAAGAATAGTATGGAATTAATAGTAAAAAAATATGTATTTGAAACAGACGAGCAATTTGTAGAATTAGCTAACGAATGGATAGTTAGCGAACGTGCAGAGGATCGTAGTGTTGATTTTGAGCAATTTCATTTGCCTAATGTAATGGACGCAGAAGGTGTCGTAGATGAAGGAAAGAAAGTAGATGTAGTGTGGTATACGACGCCACCAGATTGGACTGAGTATGAGGTGGATCCTAGTGTTCCAGAAAATAAAATACTTGGCATTGATTATAACGAATAATGAATTTTACAGATTTGAAGATTTACGGATTAAATTTTAGTGCGTTAGCGTTCTCGCTAACAGAAGTTGAATTAGTGTTAAAGATATTAGTGCTTATGTCGACAATAGGATATACGTTGCATAAGTGGTATCTAATGAACGAAAATAAAAATAATAAGAAATGAGTTACGGACAAATATACTGCACGACAAACTGGGGTGACGATAGTAATAAGCAAACAGTTAACTTTGATTTTGCTACCTGTGGAGGTGGAGGAGGTTTTAGTAATACTAAGTCAGTTTTGTTTGACGGCATTTCTCCTGCAGAAAGTATATCTACATCAGATATAGGATATCAGTTTTTAGAATCAGAAGGTATGGTTATTATGGCTTGGGTTAAATTAGATTCAAGTTTAGATGCAGGTGTTTATACACAAAAATGTATAGTAGATTATTCGTCAGATATT